CTTTGTGCATCTGTCTTGCACTGATTCAGGCATTGGATTGGGCTTATGCCAAATAATGTCTTGGCGCAAATACCAACCATCGGCACGAAGAGCAAATGCAAGCATCCAAGGTATGCCAATCAAATCTTTGGGTTTTATATTGTCAACTTTAATTGCTTTTCCCCCACGACCCTCTGCCGCTTCTTTAGACATGATGTTTGGTTTTGTGCCTTGACCGCCTGATCCGTTGTAACTATCCCCAATGTTTAGCCACAGCGTACCGTCATCTTCCAACACATCCCACACACAGCGAAAAACTTCCACCATTGCAACTATATATTCTTCTGGTGTTTCTTCAAGACCAATTTGCCCATCATGCCCATAGTCACGCAGTCCGTAATAGGGTGGGCTAGTCACGCAAGTCTGTGCTTTGATGCCCTGTTCTTTCCAGCGGCGCATGGTTTCTCTGCAATCACCAAATTCAATTTTGTTCATCTGCGACCCCGCAACGCATCCAAACGGGCTTTTATTTCCGCAGGCATAGGCACAGCCCTGGCGCTTTCTTCTGCCAGCTTGTCCAAAATATGGACGGTTTTTTTAATTTCAGGTATTTCAGCGCCATCCCAACGCCGTTGGTTAAGGTAAACAGCGGGTGAGGGTATGTACGCCCCACCGTCTTTGCGCCACTGATCGGTGGTTTTCATCCATTCAATGTGCTTGATTATTTGGTCAGCACAGCTATCACAATAATACTTTTCCCACCGCTTCAAGCAATCAGACTTGCCGCCCTTTCGGGTACTGGTAGGCCATGCAGCCCAAAATTGTTCAAAGTTTGTCATCTCTTCTCCCTTATTGCTCTTTGGTGAATGTTGGAGCAAAGCACAGCCTTACCGTGATCAAAATCAAAGTTCGCCTGTGCCTCGATGTTGCTCTTCGGAGCCATGTCATCGCATCGCACTGTCCCAGACTGTTTTAACCACCGCGCTCTAGAACTAAGCCCACGCTCCCCGATCTGGTTTGCTCGTGTATCGGGGTATCTCAAACGCAACCATCGACGTACCGCATTGCGCCGTCCAAAAGCAAAAACCCCGCAAGATGCTCTGTGGTCTTGGCTCTTGGCATGAGCAGTAGGAAAGCGATTTGTCAAAAGAGAAAAATCCCAATCGCTAACTACACGACAAGACCACACAGTACCCTGCGGGGTTTTAATTCTCTTTTGACGTTCATCGCCTTGATGCCACTCAAGACGGTTTTGATTATACATAGTTTTGTTAAGTTGTAAACCACTGCGGACGCAAATCTTTCAACTGGCGCAATCTCAACTCTGGCACAGTCTTCCATTGGCAGACCGCCGCCCGATTAATGCCAAGAATTTTGGCAAGCTCAGTCTGTGAGCCTGCAAGATGGACTAATTGATCTTTTGTCATGCAAAGATTGTAAAGGTAAATTAACAATTTAGCTAAGTTAGGGAAAACACCTATACAATTATTGTTTAGTTAGCTTAACAATACATTTATGCCCCAGCAAATCGCATAGGGTCTTTTAGGAAAATCAAATGAAACAAAATTACATAGTTGAATTCAACACAGCCAATATGCAAGATGGTTGGTCGCGCATGGAATTTACATCCATTACTAAAGCCCTTGGTTTTATTACTTTAATGGTGAAACAAGGTTGCCATTGCCAAATTTTTAAAAGCTAAACCAAATGGGGCGCAAGCCCCTACAAAGGAACAACCATGAAACACATTGCAACACTTCCCGCCGTAGATGCTCGCATCATGATTGACCAAGGTCTTGAGCATTTGGTCATTGAACATGGCGATTTAACCGCCCCCCTTGATTGCTACTTCTGCCCAATTACAGGCAACCTGTGGCACGCCTATCTTGGCACTACCGAACTCTATAACGTGCTTTCAGCCGCTGTTATTGAATCCCTTGAACGTGAATTTGCGCCGCTGTGCGCTTAAGGAATAACTATGTTTGACATTGAAAAATACAAAAAACCAACAGATTGGTCACAAGTAGCACTGTGGATAGTTTCAGCCGCCGCCGTTGTGGTGGTGATTCTTGATGTTTTATATTGGAGAGCTTAAATGAAATACGCACTTTTACTTTTGGCAATGGTTGGTTGTGCCAGCCATCAGCCAGAAATACAACCCTTGCCGCCTGTGTACACATCTCGACCAGAACCTGTGTACATTCCGCGCCCTGAACCAAAGAATGATTCGCAAGAACTGGTGATTGATAAACAAATTCAGCCAATGGGCAGGAATGAAGTAATTGACGGCGTTAAGCAATGCGAGTCAGCAGGGCTTCGTGCCATCCCCATCTACGCAAAACGCAAGATCAACGGCTACTCAGTGGAAACTGTGGTGGAAGTGACTTGTGGCCCACGTTACACATATTAAGGAAAAATAATGAAACAAATTGCAACCGCACTGGTCAAAGCACAAAAGGCATTTGGGCCAGCTTTAAAGTCCTCTACAAACCCACATTTCAAATCCCGCTATGCTGACCTATCAGCTTGCGTGGAAGCCGTCATAGACGCTTTAAACGATAACGGCATTGCCTTGATTCAGAAGTCCTACGATTGCGTTGACGGCATCATGATTGAAACCGTGTTTGTGCATGAAAGTGGCGAAATGTTGGAAACTGGCATATTGCGATTTCCATTGATGAAAAACGATCCTCAAGGCGCAATGGCGTGTTTGACTTATGCCCGGCGCGGTTCGTTAATGGCTGCTTGCGGTATTGCCCCAGAAGATGATGACGGCAACAGCGCCAGCCGCAAGACTGAAATCAAATCCACGGTTAACGAAAACCAAGTGGCTGACCTGATGGCGGCAATGGATGAAACCACCACGTTAGAAGAACTCCAGAAAACCTACAAAGCCGCTTATGCCGCAGCCAATGGCGACCCAGCTTGGCAGAAGAAAGTAATTGCGCGTAAGGATGCCAAAAAAGCACAATTGGAGAATAAATAATGGATCAACGAACTGAAGAATGGTTTGCCGCTCGGTTGGGTAAGGTGACCGCCAGCAAAGTTGCAGATGTAATGGCAAAGACCAAAACAGGTTATGCCGCCAGCCGCGAGACTTACATCACGCAATTGGTGCTAGAACGCATCACAAAGACCAAAGCAGAGGGTTTCACATCGCAGGCTATGCAATGGGGTATTGACCAAGAACCCTTTGCACGGGCGGCTCTGGAATTGCATCAGGGTTACCTTGTGCAAGAAACTGGATTTGTGCCACACCCTACAATTGAAATGGCTGGCGCTAGTCCAGACGGTCTTATAAATGAAGATGGAATTTGCGAGATCAAATGCCCAGAATCTAAAGGAATGGTGGAAACCCTACTAACCCAAAAAGTTCCTCAAAAATACTATGCCCAAATGCAATTCCAGCTTGCGTGTACAGGTAGGCAATGGGCAGATTACTGTGTGTTCGATCCTAGAATGCCAGAAAAGGCGCAATTATTTGTTGCACGAATTGATCGTGACGACAGATATATCGCAGAGATTGAAGCTGAAATTGTCAAGTTTTTAGCTGAAGTCAATTCCCAAGTCAAACAATTAACCGATTACATAGAAAGCAGACCATGAAAAAAATTAAAAACATTGTTGTTATTACTGGCACATACACCAACCGCGAGGGCGTAGAAAAAAAGCGCTACCAGACCATTGGCAGTTTGTTTGAAGATGGTGAGAATTTTAAAATTAAGTTAGACACCATACCTTTGGCAGATGGTGGCTGGACAGGATGGGCAAATTGCTATGACTTGGAGGAAAAGACAAATAAGCCAGAGGGTAAATATGATGATGACCAGATTCCATTTTAGGAATGATGTAGTATCATGTCTAATGACATATTTACATACACCCGAAATTTGGAAACCTGTGCCAAGTAAGCCAGGATTAATGGCTAGTTCTTGGGGGCGAATAAAGTTGCCAGATAGAACCGCCAAAATGCCAAATGGTGGGCTTAGAGAATATCATTCTAAGCCTACTTATGGATATACAGCAAAAGCATCAAAAACCGCAAGGCATCAATACAAAAGTTATTCCAATAAAGTTTTTGGAAACATTAAAGTTCATAAAGCAATTTGTGAGGCTTTTCATGGGCCAGCACCATATCCAAAAGCTGTTGTGATTCATAAAGATGAAAATGCTTTCAACAATGTGCCTGAAAACTTGAAATGGGGAAGTCAAAAAGAAAATTTAAATATGCCTGGGTTTATTGAATATTGCAAAACTAGAACTGGTGAAAACAGTCCAATGACAAAATCAAAAATAAAAAAAAATAACAACAATTTTTAAATTTTTTTTAAGGAGTCAACATGAATACAGCAATTATTTTTAAACGCGCACGGTCACTTGACCCAGTGACCAGCCACGCCGCTGCCGAACAATTTAAATCTGGTGATTTGCACTTTAAATTAATCGTGCATTGTCTTGAACGGTTTGGCCCATTGGGTAAAGATGGAATTGCTTATTTGGCTGGGCTGGATAGCAATCAAGTGGCAAGGCGTTTGCCTGAGATGGCGCGGCTTGGCATGGTGGAGTTGACTGGACACACCATTAAGTCAAGGTCTGGCAGGG